AATAGTTTGGTAAAGCTATGAAAAATAAACAAGAAAACCTATTTACATTATTAAACCTATTAGAAGAATTAGAAGATTCGATAGACTATGATAAATATTACACCCCCTTTGATAAAATAGTCAGTAGAGATAAGAAATCTTTAATTAATTTAGATAGAGAAGAAGCAGAAATAATTAAATTAGTAAGAGCATATATTAGAGAAAGTATTTCAGTAGGTATAAATCTTCTCACCACAACAAAAGAAGAACCTCAAATAGAAATCTCACCCGTAGTAACAGAAACCAAAGCAATTGATTTATCCAAAGCATATTCCTGGCAACAATTTGAAAGATGGAATAGAGAAATAAATGACAAGATGGGTCAGGTACGTCAAGATTTTGCAAATAAAATGGTTATGCCTGTATCAGTATCTTATGGAAAAGGTTTTGAGAAAGCAATGGAAGATGTAGGAGTTAAACCTAATACCAATTGGATGTATATGGATGTGCACCAGGTTCCAAGATTAAAAAATATATTATTACTACAACATATAAACCAAGAACTACAACTAGATATGCGTACAGCGATAGTAGATGGTATAAGGGCGGGTGAAGGTACAAGTAAAATAGCTAAAAGATTAAGGAGAGTTCAAGATACACCCAAACATGTAGCAGTACCTCCTAAGTTAGACCCTAAAACAGGTGCAATAATACGTAAAGGATATGAGTATGATATTTCAAGTAAGAGATACTCAGAAATAATAGCTAGAACAGAAACAAGCAAAGCAGTAAATATGGGTAGAATAGATTCTTATAAAAAAAGCGAGGTCGTGAAAAGTGTAGAAGTATTAACCGCAGGAGATAATAGAGTATGTGACATATGTGAACCTTTAGATAGACAAATTTTTAGTTTAGCAGAAGCTGAAGCGGTAATACCGATACACGCCATGTGCAGATGCACTTGGACAATTCACGAGTATTTGGGTGATGAAGAAGATAAAGAAAAAATTCAAGAGAGATATGAAGTAGATGATATAAGTAAAGTCGTAAATACTTCACCCGTAGGAATACCTGAAGGAATTGCACAAACTACTGCAGATATATTAAGATACAAAAGGCACTTATCGTATTTTGGATTGGATAATAATAAGGGGCACGCTAAAGTATATTCAAAACTAAAACAGCAACTAGGGAAATTGATAGTGTTTATGCATTACATAATATTAAAAATTCCAGACTCTTAGCACAAAGAACTATTATAAAAAAATTGCCCAACATTAAGACACTAAGATATCAAGCAATAATCGATGAAAATAAAGAAATTTTAGGAAAAACAAGATTGATACCTAATAACTTTGAGATAAGTATTTCAAGAGAGGGTATAAATAGACACTTAAGTCAAACATTCTTACACGAACAAGCACATACTTATGATGGTAAGTATCTTCAATATAGTGATGAATGGTGTGAATGGTAAAGCATCTAACAACTACATATCATCTTATGCAACAAAAAATCTAACTGAGGATTTCGCAGAAACCTTTGCAGAAATAATGTTAGACCCAAGTAAGGTTAAGAGAATATGTCCGGAAAAGTATAAGTTTTTCCAAGAATATGTATTAAAAGGTATATAATATATATAGAGGATAATATGAAAAATAAAATTATATTAAGAGGAAAAGAAGTAACTGTTATACACGGTAAAGATAAGGTTAAGGAATATAAGGGGGATGAAACACTTATTCAATTAATCAAACCTTATTTTGAAAAACCCTTAGAAACAATTACGGGTAGTAGTAAAAAGATTAAAAACGCAGTAATTTATACATCAGAAGCCGTAACGTTAAAACCGGGTGATGAGAGTTATGTAGATGCAGTCTTATTAGATGTTTTGCAGAATAAAATGGGAATGACAATAGAATAATGAGTGAAAGAATTAAATGTGATAAATGTAAAAAAGAATTTAATGAAAAAGATTGGAAAGGAAAAATACATGAAATAATTGACGGATTTGATACTGAGTATCGTTTTGATATTTGTTATGAATGTGAACAAATTTTAACAGCAGATTTTTTAAAAACAGCAGCTTCATTTTTTACATTATCAAATAACATAACAGTTTGGAGAGTAGTTCAATAATAACCGATTTAAAGGGAGGGTTAAGAAAATGGCAGAAGAAGTAAAAAAAAGTATGGGGGAAGATGCGGCACTTAAGGCAGCACAACTCAAAGCAAGAATGCAACTTATTATAAAACAAAGGAAATATTATAAAATATTAAAATTTTTTAATATTATACCATTGATGCATAATTGTCAAGTAGCTATAAAGTTATTAGGTGCTCCTGTAAGGATAAGTACTCAGTTATATACAACATGTCCTATATGCAAAAAAACATTTACAGTTAACACCGATAAAAAGCAAGTACAGCAGGGTTCACAACAACCAAATGCAATGGCACCAATTAGAAAGAAAGCTGCAAAAAGAAGTTAATAATTAGTGAGTGATAAAACTAATTTGAAGAGGAGACATTGTAATGTTTCAAATAAAAATTATACGTGATGATAGATGTAAAAATCATTTTTGCCAGGATTCTAAACATCCTTCTATTTATAGATGTAGCGAATCATTATTTATAAAATTTCAACGCAGTTCACTAATTTTAACAGACGATAAACTTAAAAAACACCCTAATCATTTTTGGTTAGATGTTACTAAACAGGAGTAATAAGATGATTAATCGCATAAGAGAGGAGTTATTAAATAAGGGGATAATTTATTTTACGGGTGATGTTACACAAGAATCTATGCAAATATTAGCTGAAAAGTTAATCAAATTAGATACAGATTTGAATTTTAGAGATAATATTACCTTAGAGATAAATTCACCCGGAGGGGATGTGTCCGCTTGTTTTGGGGTATTAGACATAATTGATAATATGCGATTAAATGTAAACACAATCGGCTTTGGGGAAATATGTAGTTGTGGCTTACTTTTATTTTTAGCGGGCAACCACAGGTTTATCACAAAGAATACTGCAATATTAAGTCATCAATATTTTTGGTATACGTTTGGTAAACATCATGAATTAAAAGGAGTGAGAAAAGAGCAGGATTTACTTTATATGAGATTAGTAAGGTATTATAAAGAACGTATAGGGTTACCTGAAAAAGTTATTAAGGAAAAATTATTACCTGCTACAGATATTTGGCTAACTACGGAAGAGGCTATTAAGTACAATATTGCAACAGGTATTATTGATAAAAGAAAAGTCATACTAGGTAAGGAATTGAAAAGTGGAAAAAAGAAAAAACGTAGTAGAAGAAATTAAAAAAATAATATGCGGCGATTGTAAAGCATTACTTAATGAGTGTAAGCTGTGTCTTAAAATGAGGTGGGTCACAAGTTTAAATAATCTATTCTATCACATTTTAAGTAGTGAGCGTAAGAGGATTCAAACAGATATTATGAATCTTAACATCGATAAAGTATTTGAGGATATGGTTAAAAACAAAGGAAGTTCTAGTTTACTTAAAGACATTTTAATTTGGGTCGTCAAGGGCAAACCTAAATCTAAGGTGAGGGAAAATGAAGAAAGTATTAAAGATAAAAAAGAAATTAGACCAAGTAGTTGATAATTTTAATAATCAAATAACAATATTGGAAGCCACTACTGATTGTAAAATACATCACTTTTCCTATTTAGACATTATAATCAAAGATATGAAGCAACATGTTTTTTATTCAAAGAAGGGCAAATCACTATGATGTGGCAAATGAATAATACAAATAGTTATACAGTTTCTAATATAATTTGGAGTAAATTCTAAAATGTGTCAACCCATTAGGTTATCAGAATTATTAGAGCTTAGAGAAATATCTTTAAAACTAAGAGAATATGCTGCAAGATTAGTTGAGTTTGAAGATAAGCACATATTTGCAAAAGCAATGAAAGAAAGTCTTGATGAATGCATAACAGGATTAGATAAGGTGCACCATGCACTCGATATAGATATTTATAGAATAGAAAAGAGTGAATAATATATGAGCAGAGCTACAGTTATGAAAGACGTATTACAAAATCTATATACCCTGTGGAAAAGTCATCCTAAGTTGAGGTTGGGTCAAGTTATAACTGTGCTCAATGCTGATTTAAAAAAAGAATTGTACGATATTTCCGATAAGGAGTTTTTAGTACAGATTAAACGGGAGTCGCAAAAGTGTTAAAAACTAAATTCAAATGTCCTAAATGTGGTCAGAAAGTAGTTATCGAGGGTACGACTAAGCAAATGTGCCCTTATTGCGGTTATATTAAGAAAGAAAGACCTGATAAAACCGTAAGGAGAGCCTGGAATATAAACCCATTTGAGAAAATACTTCAAAAGAAATCTAAAGAATTACCTGAGCAAGAAGACATCGAGGAGAGGCTTGATTAATTATGAAATATGCCGGACACATAAATATAGGGAATAATCAGGCAGGTAAGGGAGACGGTTATCGTCCAAAATCAAAATGTCCTAATGGAAAACTCTTCTTTACATTAAAGCAAGTTAAGGAATTTGAGAGTAAGCATAAAGGGATGCATTGTTATTTGTGTAAAAGAAGAATTCACATTTCAAGAACCTTTTTACTATACGGAAAAAAGCTCGTAGTTTGCGATAAATGTGAAAAGGGGGTGTATATGTAATGAGAATGTCATACTGCGATTTATGCGGTGCACCTGTACGCGATACAAGGTATTTCATGTTGATAGTAAAAGGAACAAGTGATGATAGTTACGCTATACCTAAAATAAATAATTTATATGATGTAGACAGAAAAGAAATTTGTGGAAATTGTAAAAAGATTTTAGATAGGTTGTTCGTAGGTAAATTACAGGCTTTAAAGGATATTAATAAAGAGGTTGAAAGACTCTTTAAGTTGACTGATTAAGAGGGAATAAAATGAAGAAGAGGAAAAGAGAATTTTGTAGTTGCGGAATACCCTTAAATGAAAAATGGCATCTTGCAAATAATTGGGCTTCAAGACAAATTTTAGCCTCAATGTCAATGAACCCTTATTATAATAAAGACAACCCATTTTACAAGGGTGAATTTATCCCAAGAACAGCCGAAAGTTGCAATGCTTGTCACTGTCCACACAGTGATTGTGATTTTCATTCTTGCGAGGAATACCATAAAAACAAACTAAGTAAAGAAGAACTATGACAAATAAATAAAGAAAGCAGGTGAGTGAAATGGATAAGAGGGAGAAGAAGTTTTTTGATGAAAAGATAACTGTATTTTTTAGTGAAGAAGATAAGGGTTACATTGCTAAAATTAAACATTTTTCAGGGTTTGGCGATACAAGCCAATCTGCCCTCATTGAATTAGGAACTGCATTAGTTATGGTCTTAGAACAGTATATGTGGGATAGTAAATTTTATCAAGACCGAGAACCGAGAAGCCGACCTTACAGCTAAATGTGAGGAGTTGGAGAAACAATGTATAAATTTAGGACAAGATAAAGCTGGAGCAGGGGTCGGAGGATAAAAATGAATATAAAAGATTTAATCTGGAAATTAGAGCAGATTTACAACAAGGATAAGGAAATATATTATGGCACATCTAGGGAAAATGCTAAATTAATAGTTGATGTTGATGAAAAAGAGTTTTTTGTCTATATTAATTGAATATAATTTAAAGAAGTAAAATAAAACTAAGGCGGGAGTGATATGGATACAAGGGAGAAGATAAGAATTTATAGATTTTAAAGATAATTTTAAGGACGGGGTTAGCCAGGTTGCGGAATTAGCTTACGCAGATAAAATGATAACAGCGATGTTAAGCCGAGAAGCCGACCTTACAGCTAAAATTGAAATATTAGAAGCAACCTCTGCGGTATTGCTTACAGATAGAAATAAATTTAAAGATAAATGTGAGGGGTTGGAAATGTGTATGGGGGAATGTGAAGTAACAAGAGATTTGCAAGCCGAAGCCGCCAAGGCTAAAGAACAATTATCCCAAGAGATAATGAAGAATGTTGAGTTAAGGAAAGAACTATAAGGATGTTAATGGTATGAAAAAAAGAAAAAAGAAAGAAGCCAAGTATGTTAGATATCCAAAGGAGGCTTATAGTAATACAATAAAACTGAAATGTAATACCTGTAAGGAGTTATCGTCTATACGCGTAAATTACGACTGGGAAAAGACATATACCGAAGAAGTAATTAAACATTGGGTATGTTGGAGATGTCGTGAAAAGAAAAAGTGGAAGAATTTATCAGAAACCCACCTGTAATATTAATCTTAGTTATAAAACACACCCCCATTTAATGTTTCTTTATTATTAGTTTAGTATAACTTGGAGTTTATAATATGGAAACTATTTTAATCCCAATTCTTATAAAAATTTTATTGCTAATATTATGTGTAAGTGTTATCTCCCTTACTATTAAATTAAATAGATTATTCAATAAAAAAAATATTGAAATTGAACAAGAATTATTAGCAAGAGTAGTAGGTGTAGCAGTATCTTGGGTGGAACAAGAACATTTTAATGATGTCAATACTAATAAATATTCTTTAGTATATAAGTATGTAGAGGATAAATTAGATGTATGGGGTTGCAAGATTGAACCAGAAGATATACAAAAGGTAATCGAAGCTACGCTGAATACATTTAAGAGACTAAAAGGGAAAAAATAATTATGGCTAACTTGAATGATTTTTATCGAGGCGATACTAAAGTATATAATTTAACCTTTACTGATAGTGAAGGCAACCCAATACCTATTCCAGGCTGGCTAATATTAATGACTTTTAAATCAAGTCCGCACGATACCGATGCCGAAGCAGCAGTACAAGAAACAGCTGTGTTAACAGACCCTGATGCTGGAAAAGCGAGGGTTACATTATCACATGAAGTGACCGATGAGTTACTAGGTAAATATTTTTATGGTATACAGGCTAAAAAAGTAGGTGGCAGTATACGCACCGTAACAAGTGGTTTTGTTGTTGTTAAATATGATGCAACAAGGAGTGTAAGTTAATGTCAGATGATATTAATGTAGAAATAGTAGAAGAAGAAGGAATACAGGTTCAAACTACCGAGGAAATAATAGCCGTAGCAATTTCAGCAGATGGCTCAACTGCAATGTCAGATTTAACAGATGTTGATTTGACAGGGTTAGTTGATGGTAACTTATTACAATATAATCTAAGTACTAAGAAATGGGAAGTAGCCGAATATCCAACAAGTGCTATTTGGGGAAGTATTACAGGAACCCTAGACGACCAAACTGATTTACAAAATGCTTTAGATGTAAAAGCAGCTTTAATACACACACACACCGAATCAAATATCACAGATTTAGATAAATATACACAAGTAGAAGTAGATGCTTTAATCGCTGCAATTGGGAAAGGCTCTATAGCAGAACTATCTGATGTAGATGTTACTTTAATTGCTAATGATAAAATTTTAAAATATAATTCTGCTACTAGTAAGTGGGAATGCAAAGATGAGAGTGGTGGAGCAGGAACATGGGGAGCTATCACGGGAACACTTTCTAACCAAATAGATTTACAATTGGCGCTGGATGCGAAGGCAGCAGTGGTTCATACTCATACAGAAGCCCAAATTACTGACCTTGATAAGTATACGCAAACGGAAGTAAACGCTTTAATAGCGAATTCAACTAATTGGGACACGGCTTACGGTTGGGGGGACCACGCCTTAGCGGGATATCTTACAGTTGAGACAGACCCAATATTTTTAGCCTCGGAAGCAGCTAATTTTGCCACAGGAGATAAATCGAAACTAGATGCAATAGAAGCAGGTGCAGAAGTAAACGTACAAAGTGATTGGGATGCGGTATCTGGTGATAGTAAAATATTAAATAAACCTACTATTCCAACAGCATTATCTGAATTAAGTGATGATTCTACACATAGATTAGTTACCGATTCAGAAAAATCAACATGGGATTCTAAATCAGACTTAACATTAACTGAAGTAAAAAGTGATGTTGATATAGCTTCTGCAATTTCATTAAAACACTCTAATGCTTTAGACCATACCCAAAATACCGATACAGATTTAGATGCAACTTTCGAAGCAACTTTTGTCAAAAAAGTAGATACTGTAAATGTATTGTCGGATATTACCTCAGCAGGAGCTGATATTGAAGATGCTGTTTCTAAAAAACACGACGGTGGTACACAAGATACTGCAATTGGTTTAAACACAACGCATAGGGGTCTGACATCAGGAAACCCCCACAGTGTGACTCCTACTGAATTATCTTTAGTTATTGGCACAGATGTACAAGCCTATGATGAAGCGTTATCAAGTATCGCAGGATTAACTTATGTAACCGATTCATTTATTAAAATGACGGCAGAAAATGTTTACGGAGTCAGAACAATAGCTGAAACAAAGTCAGATTTAAGTTTAAATAATGTAGATAATGTTCAGCAAATGCCATTAACTTATTTAGATACAGATGTTACTTTAGCAGCAGATTCCGATGTAAAAGTTCCTTCACAAAAAGCAGCAAAAACTTATATTGATGCCTTAATAGCAGCACAAGATGCTATGGTTTATAAAGGAGTCATCGATGCAAGTGGTAATCCTAATTACCCTGCTGCAGATGCAGGTCATACATACAGAATTAGTGTGGCTGGAAAGATTGGTGGAGCTTCTGGAATAAATGTTGAAGTAGGTGATTTAGTACTGTGTAATACTGATAGTACGGCATCGGGTGACCAAGCTACCGTAGGAGCTTATTGGAATATTATACAAACGAATTTAGACGGTGCTGTAATAGGCTGTGCTTCCGCTGTAGATAGTAATCTAGTAGCCTTTGATGGTATAACAGGTAAATTAATCAAAGATTCTTTATTAACCTCGACTAATGTATCTGATGCAGTAACAAAAAAACATGCTCAAAATTCAGACACAGATTTAGATGCAACCTTTGAAGCAACCTTTGTTAAAAAACTAGATATAATAAGTGTACTCTCTGACATCACCTCACCGGGTGCTGACATTGAAGATGCTGTTACAAAAAGACATGCAAGTGGTTCTGATGACCAAGTATCATCTGATTTTACTCACAATGATTTATCCGATTTAAATGTCGGTGATTACATGCATCTAACAGCTGCCGAGTTTGCAGAATTACATACACGAGATACTGATACAATATTAAAAGGAGAGGGGGAATTATTAGACCAGCAGCAAGAGATTACTAATGGTAATTATAGCGTTTATACTAATAATAGTTATGATGCTGGACAAACTTTCATGGCTGGACAAACCGGTGATTTAACAAAAATTGAATTACGTTTATATAAAGATAATTCTACAGACCCTCTGATTATTGAAATTAGAGAAACAAGTGCCGGATTACCTACGGCAAGCGTTTTAGCAACATATACAATGCAAGCTTCTGAGATTACAAGTAATCAAACATGGACTAATAAAGTTATTGAATTCGCTGCACCCACTGCTGTTGTAAGTGGCACTTTATATGCTGTTGTACTTCGCACCATAGATTCTGATAAATATATGATTGATAATGACAATGATACAGATGCCTACGCTGATGGTGCTTATGTTTATGCTGATAAAGGTGCAGAAAATTGGGCAGCGTATCATGATTATGATTTTTATTTTAAGGTTTATGTAGAAATATCCTCCACTAATATATTTAATAACGGAACACTAAAAAGTAATTTACCCGTAGATGAAGGATTTAAAATAGACGGTAGAGATATTTCCGTAGATGGTATAAAGTTAGATACTATAGAAGAATCAGCCGATATTACTGATATCACTAATGTGACTACTGCTTTAAATTCTATAGATATAAACGCTTTACATGATATCACCTCTGCAGGTGCTGATATAGAAGACGCTGTTACTAAGAAACACACTCAAGGTTCGGACACAGCATTGGGTGCCCAAGCAGAAAATCTCGATATGAATTCCCATAAAATAGTTTCATTAGCAGTACCGAGTGCAAACGGGGATTCAATAAGAGCAACAACTAAAATAACCGAAGTAAATTTAGAAAGTGCTATAGACCTAAAACATAGCGATGCAAGCGACCATACCCAAGGCACAGACCAAAAATTAGATGATGGTGGAGTAAATGAAGTTACAGTTGCTAATGTTAAAGATGCAGTTGATAAGAAACATGACGGTGGAACCCAGGACACTGCAATAGGTTTAAATACTACCCATAGAACCTCTAGTGGTGTTGACCATAGTTATATAGACCAAAGTGTTGTAAGCGGTGCTACTCCTGTTTTCGGAATTGATAATTTAACTGATGGTGGGGGATTGGTTTTAATTACATCTACCCAGGAAACACATTTTGAAACGGCTTATTCACATAGTCAGATTGTAGTAGGGAATCCCCACGCAATCGATATTACGGACCTTACATCCTATGCGCATAATTCGTTGTCTAACTTAAATGAAGGGGATTATTTACATTTATCAGCAGCAGAATACGCTGAATTACATCCAGCAGTTACAGTTGCGGGAGCACCATTAACATTATCTACACAAGAAATAACATTTAATTATGACAGTAATCATTTTGGATTAGATGGAAATAATTTACAAATAAAAGCTAATGGAATTGATGAAACATTAATAGATTGGGGAAGTGGAGCTAATCAAGTTGATTCAAGCAGCATTCCTGACCATAATGGACATACTGTTTTAGATACCTTTAATCATATACTTAATAGAGGGGTGGTTTCTACTATCACAGTATCATTAACAGGCGGTCTTGGAATTAGTTGGACTTCAGGTGAACTTTATGATGAAGCTAATACTTTATTTGTTGCTACGGATTCAGGAAGTGGAAATGTATCTGATAATCAAGTTAATTATCTTAAATGGGTAAGTGGAACTGCACTTACTATTTCTACAGATGATGCCTCTGGTGATGAAGTTTTAATAGCGAAATTTACTGTTTATGACAATGTTGTAAATGCTTATAGAGAAACATCATTAATGAACGAAACAATAGCAAATACTCGAAGAGCTTTAAGAGAATCATTTCCAACAAGAATAATTAGCGGAATGGTTATTAGTGAAGATACTAATGTTTATGACCCTCCAGCAGATTTAGATGTTATAATGAGTGCTGGAGTAGTATATAAGGATGGTATTGAAAGAAAAACACCATCGGAAATTAAGTCGCATGATACTGCATTAGTAAGACATTTTCACACAGCAGGTGTATTAGATTATGATACTGATGATGAAGTTGACATGGCTAATTATGATAATCCAGATAAAGCTGGTGGACAAGGGTTAGAAGCCTTACCCTCAAATAAATGGGTTAAATCTTATTTTATTTTTATGAATGGTAAAATAGGTTGGATTTATCCTACAGAGTATTTTAATAATAAGGCACAAGCTTTAGATGCAGCTTTACCTCAAATACCTACTGGATTAGCTATAGCCCCAAAATTAACCGCAATAGTTTATAATTCAAATAATACAGATTTTACAAATACAACATGGCAAGATATAAGAGCTGGAATAAGTGAAGAATCTTTTAATTTAGTTACTAATCATAATGACCTTGCAGGATTAGATAGTGGAGATTATCAACATTTAACACAAGCAGAACATGATGAATTAACACAATGGATGGATGATGTAACATTAGGTGCAAGTGGTTCTTTGACATTACCTACAGGACAGAATTTTACTATTGGAACTACACAATGGAATAACGGTGATAGTATAGATGCTGATTCAATAGTTGATGGTTCTACAAATGCAATTATAACATTAACACAAGAGACTAATTTTGAAACTGCTTATTCACACTCGCAGGTAGGTTCTGGAAATCCGCATAGCGTAACACCGACAGAATTAAGTCTTATTATTGGAACCGATGTACAAGCACACGATAATGGATTAGATAGTTTAGCTGCCTTAGGTTATGTTACCGATTCCTTCATTAAAATAACAGCAGAAGATACTTATGCTATTAGAACTATTGCAGAAACAAAAACTGATTTAAGTTTAAATAATGTAAGTAATGTAGCAACCGATGACACAGCTTATAATGTAGACAGTTGGGATGCTAATTCTGATGCAGCTACAAAGAATGCTATTAGAGACCAAATAGAAACAATGTTAACTGCAATTGGTTTAAATACAGCAAAGGATACAAATGTTTCTACGACATTAGAAGCTGGAACAGTTAATGCTACCACATATGGAATTACTTCAGATGGTGGTGTGGATGACATTGTATTACCAGAAGCAACTACAGACGTTGCTGGTTTACTTGGTGCTGATAAATGGGATGAAATTGTAGCAAATACATTAGCAAAACATACACAAAATAGTGATACCGATTTAGACACAACATTTGAAGCGACCTTTGTTAAGAAGACTGACACTGTTAATGTTTTATCAGATATTACATCGGCTGGAGCCGATATTGAAGACGCAGTTACAAAAAAACATACACAAGGAACAGATACAGCATTAGGTGCTCAAGCAGAAAATTTAGATATGAACACTCATAAAATCACAGGAGTTGTTGACCCCGTAGATAACCAAGACGCTGCAACTAAAAAATATGTTGATGATAATGAAGTAGGTCTAGTTTGGGGGGATAGTATTTCTGGAAAATCTGGAGATGGTTTAACAATAGTAGTAGATGGAAATGCAGATAGTGAAACTTGTTTAATTAATTTAGATACTGAAAATACAGATTCAGCAGCAAATACATGTTTAATGGAAGCGATTATACAAAATAACGTAGGAGCAGGGTTTAATTCTGGAATAATATTAATTAACGAAAATGCTCAAGGTGGAGATTGGGATGCTGATACACAACCTTGGGGGAGTGCATTACATATTCGTCAAAAAGGTGTTGGCGGAACTGGAATGTCGATTTCTGGTGCGAATAATATAAACTCTGCTGCATTAGTTAATTTAATGATTTCAGATACCCAATCAGGCGCATCTAAACTTTTAAGAATTGATATTGGTGCTGCTGATGAAGCAATGGAAGGTATTCAGGTTACAGGAGATTCAGTTAATGCAGGAGCAGTTGCGTTTCATGCCGATATGCAAACTGGATTTGGTGGAGATTTTATTAATTGTGGAGTAAATAGTGTAGAAAAATTTGCGGTAGATAAAGACGGTAATGTAGATATTGCTGGTGATGTTATAGTTTCTGGTGATTTATATACCGCAGCTTGGACAGATTACAGTGGAACATCTACTGTAATTGGTTGGTCAAGTTTTACAACTAAAGTTATAATGTATAAAAAGGTCGGTAACTTAGTATTTGTTGCTTTCAAATTAACAGGTGTAAGTAATGCAGGCACTGTTACTTTTACACTTCCTTACACCGCAGCTAATACAACAGTTGAATTTAATGGAATTCACCCTTACGCTATGGACAATGGGGCAAGAATAAACGGCATTGCAACTTTTGCTATGCCAGCCAATACTGCACAGGTTTATTCCTTTCCAGATGCAGCCGATGGTGCGTGGACAGCAAGTGGAACTAAAGATGTTCGTGGTGAATTTTGGTACGAAGCAGCTTAATAAAATAAAGGATAATTAATATGAATGAATTACCCAAAAATCATTATAATGTGGGTAAAAATAATCCTATGTTTGGTAAAAACAATAAGGAGTTAATATGTCAGGAGAGCTAGATTTTCTACTTAAAGAGCAAGGTCAAAATATTAGGATATATACAGCCAATGAAATAAGGGGGAATAAATAATGGTTTGGTATACAGATTGGAAATTTTTAGGATTGTTAGTATTATTAACGGGTAATATTATAGGACAGATTGGTAGCATTATATCAAGTAATGCTGCTAAAAAAACAAATACTAAAATTATGAATAATGATTTAAAACATTTATCAGCAGATGTTAAAGAGGTAAAAACGAATGTCGTAGAAATAACTACGACAGTGAATAAGATATGGACAACTATTGATGAATTAGGTAAGAAACAAGTAGCTAGGGATGCTATTTGCGAGGAAAGACATAAAAATGATGGGAGGGGATAATGCTAGTGTCTAAAGAACAAGAAGAAATTATGAATAAAGGTAGAGGTGATGGACAAGGTCAGGGGGGTTCCCGCCAAGGTGACGGTGGCGCTAGTAAATGTGTATGTCCAGATTGTGGTAAAGAAATATCCCACGTTAAGGGAACACCTTGTGCTAAAACTGCGTGTCCTGATTGTGGTTCTTCTATGGTAGGTAAAAATTCTAAGGGTAATAAATCTTTAATAGTAAAAATAATTAATCATAATATTCAAAAAAGTGAACCCTCTATTTTAATTAATGATTCTATTTTAATTAATGCCCCTAAAGTTGAAAAAGATATAGAAGTAGATAATTTATTATTAACACATTGTCACAGCATCAATTTAGAAGGAATGGATAAGGCAAAAGTAAAAAATCTGTATGTCTTAGATACTCAAAAACATCTTCACTTTTTAGATTATCATGTAAAAGGATATGACCAAAAATATAATACAACTCTTATTAAAGAATATAAGAATGTAGAAATTGAAGGTTTAGAAGTAATGCCAATTATAATAAAGCATCAAGTCCAGGAAATATACGGAGATGATTGTTTGGGATTTATATTTAATAAAAAAGTAGCTTATATATCACCGTGTCATAGAATCCCTAAAAAATCGATGGAATATTTAAAAGGAATAGATGTATTAATTATTGATGGTGGTTATAAAAAGAAAGAACTCTATCAAGACCATAAATCAATATATAACACATTAAAAGAATTTAAAGATTATGGGATAAAGCATATTTATTTCTTAGGTACATTTAAACATTATAAAATACAGGGTACTCTGAAAGGAACAACAATAAAAGTAGATACCTTATTCAAAGGTGATATATTAAAAATAGGGATATAAAAAGATAAAAAAAGTAAGCGTATATAGTTTCTTTACTTTAAGGATATTTATAGTCAACTATTGGGAGAAAAAATGGAACCGGTTAAATTTGAATTTTTTACTAATAAATTAGAATTCGGTAGTTTATCAAAGGGTCAGGGTAAAACAGATGAAAAGTTTTATGTAAGAGGTTATGCTTCTACGCCTGATTTAGATAGACAAGATGAATTGATTACTTGGGAAGCTCTTAAAAAGGTTGAAGACCACTTAGTTAAAAATAGTACTTTATTCTTTGACCATAATTACGGTAAACCTATTGGAAGAGTAGTAAAGAGTAAAGTAGATGAAGTTGGATTATTTATTGAAGCATATATTTCAAAAACACAACCTGATATACGTACCCTTATAGAAGAGGGTATTTTAAATAGGTTTTCTATAGGTGGAAGAATTTTAGAAATGGAACCGGCACCTGATTTAGGAAAGGAAGCCGCAAGAGTTTTAGATTTAGAATTATTTGAAGTATCTCTAGTAGGCGTGCCCGCTAATGCAGAAGCTAAAGTAACAGATTATATCAGAAAAGCCTTAAAAGAAGCAGGAAAAGACACATTAAGCTATAAAAACCCGGATATCATAGAAAAACTTGTAGTAGATGTTAAAGAAATAGATAAATATAATAAAACCGCTAAAGATATTGCACTAATAAAAAGAAATACTATCAGTATTGATAATTTTTTAGGAATACCCGCCTATAATCAAAAGGTACTTACTAAAAATTATCCTTATTTTAAAATGGCCCTTGTTTCAAAAGCCTTAAAGGAGATAACCTCATCTGGTTGGGATATCACAAGGGTGGTTGATTTTACATATAGTGGTAGTCCAACACGTCCAGTATATTCATTTTTAGAAACAGGTAGAAATAAAAAAGAAGAGTTGCTAGTAAATGGCTTTATGTTTTTAAAACAGGGAAAGAGCCGATTAATAGTAAATATTTATCCAAGAATGTGGGATTTTGCAACTGATATTTATTATAAATCTGAAGATTCTGAATTAGCTGTAGAATATGCAAAGCAGTTTGACACCTGGATGAGAGAGCATAATTTTTATAAGAATCAAAAAATTACACCGAAGGGTCATTTTTTAGATTATATTAATACAGACTTTGAAATGTTGCAAATACCAGTTGATAAAAAGAAAGCAATAAAACTAGGGGCTTTAGAATTTTTTAAGAAGAAAGAAACATATTTAAAAAATAATATTCCATTTAAGAGAGGATTTATTTTTGCAGGTGAGCCTGGCACGGGTAAAACATTAACGGGTAAAGTTTTAATGTCGAATTCTGACAGTACATTTATTTGGGTTACAGCAGATTATTTTGGTAGATATGCGGATTCATCTTATTTTAAATATATTTTAGATATGGCGAAGGAATTAGCACCGTCTATTATTTTTGCAGAGGACATAGATAATTATTTAGAAACATCGGGCGCAATTGATGCCATTAAGGGACAAATGGATGGATTGGACTCTAATGAAGGTGTAGTTACAATATTATGTACTAACTATCCTGAAAATATTCCAAAAGCTTTAATTGATAGACCGAGTAGATTTGATGATATTATAAAATTTGATTTGCCAGATGAGGATTTGAGATACAAAATTTTAAATATACATGCTAAAAATCAAAATATAGTGGACAGAGAAAGTATTTTAGAAAGAATAGCAAAAGAATCCGATGGACTAACCGGAGCTCATTTAAAGGAAGTGATTATATACAGTATACTATTAGCTTCAGACGATAATCGAGAAGATATTATAATCGATGATTTGGTAAAATCTTTAGATAAGGTCAAAAAGACCAGAGAATTAATATCTTCTATCGGGGATAAGAAGAAATATGTAGAGGAAATTTCTGTAAAAAAGATACCTGTAATTAAAAAAGAAAATGAGGGGGAAAAAGTGGCTAAAGAAAAATCACAAAAGAAAGAAGAAGTCAAGGAAGAGATTAAGGAAGAAAATCCTGGAGTTAAAGAGGTCAAGGAGGAGAAAACAGAAGATTTGGTAACTAAAACTTCTGAAGAAGAAGTCGGATTGGTTAAAAAATTTAATGTTAAGTTAGATGCTATTTTAGAGGCGATTAAATCTTTAGCAGATGCTTTAACAACCAAGAAAGTGGAAGAGGAAACAGTAGAAGTCAAGGAAGAAAAGAAAGAAGAAAAACCGGAAGAGAAGAAAGAAGAAGTAGTTGAAGATAAAAAGGAAGATGTTGTAGAGGAAAAGAAGCCTGAAGTTAAAGAAGAGGCAGCTACAAGAAAAGGAGTTCAGGCAGAGGAAAAGGAAGAAGATGTAGACAATGAAGTGGTTAAAAAGCTTGAAGGTAAAACACTATCTCAGGTTATAAACGATGAAACATTATTTGCATCATTACCTGAAGATATTCAAGAAGAGGTTAAAAAACAATATAAATTAAGTATGATTAAATAATAAAAGTTTAAGGAAAGTATATTAAGAGGAGGTGTAATAAAATGCTAAATAAAGAACTCAAACTAAAAGTCTTAAAGGGATTACTAGTTCCAGATGCAGTGGAAACTGAAGGTTCAGCGCAGGCTACGGGATTGTTACCGAAACCTATTGCTGATGAGATGATTAGAGTTATTGAGGAAACTAATTGGATGCGCAAGATTTTTCGTACTATAAAAGTTCCTGCGAGAACATTAACTATCCCTACAGTTACCTTAGATTACTCAGGCGTCTTACAGGCAAAGACAGGTTACGCACCGAGTGGCCTATCTAATACAGCACCATCAGTGGGTAGTATTCTTTTAGAACCGGGCAAATTAGCGGCTAAAGGAGCTCTTCAGATTGATGATATTAATGATTCTTCTGTTGATGTTATTGATTTGTTACTTCAGAATTTCGCTATAGCTTTTGGTAGGGCTGAAGAGAGGGCTATGTTATTAGGTGTTGAGAGAGATAGAACAAAGACTGCTTTGCTATCAGTTTTCTTAGGACTCTACACTATAGCAGCTGACCATTCAACCACTACTGCGGTTACATATAATCCTGCAACGGCTTATGCTGTTGCAGATTGTCTTAGTTCAGCTATTAAAGAACTGGGAGTATATGGCAGAAATAAAGGGGACCTAGTATTAATCGGTTCACCTGATTTTTGTGATTATATGAGAAGGGATAAATCTCTAAGAGATAATATGTACGGTAGTGCCGAGGTTATTAGAAAAGGCGAGTTACCTAAAGTTTTTGGTCAAGGACAGGGTAGTAATAAAGCTTGTGCGATATTGATACCTAAATCTGAAGCTATCATAGGTGACAGACGTCAGTTCAAAGTAACACCCGACGCAGACCCAGCATCAGATGCGATGAACTACTACGCTTATGAGAGTGTAGATTTCAGACTACAACACATGACCAGTTCAACTTATGACGCAATCGTGCTCATAGACCAGGCATCTTAATGAGAATGTAAAAATTACGGGAGCCAACAATTTTTGTTGGCTCCCAATTTTCAAAGAAAATTACTAGGTTTAGTAAAATAAAGGTTATATAGTATGTTAAGATTGTCAGTAGCTCTTACGATTTATCACGCCAGAAAAGGTAAACTGATAGACCAAACAACATCAACAGTGGTCACGCCATTTGAATCTCATCCGTATGCATTAATTTATGCTAGTCATCTTTTTAATCGAGAATACCAAACGAAACTTATCAATAAATTAATTAATAAAAATTTTATAATTATATATTTCTGCGATAAACTTCCCAATAATCCAACAATACACAAGAATATAATTTATATATTATCTCCCTGGAGATATTTTGACACGAATACAATTCAAGATGTTAATTTATTCAGTTGTGTTTCGGGTACGGGTAGAAAAGGAAAAGTAGTAGCAGCACAATATGCTAGAAAATTTCACAAACCTTTGATATATAAGGTAGAGGACATTAAAAGAGTAACTAAGCAAATTGTCGAACGCAAAAATGAAAAGACGACTATATTATTTGATACCATATATCAATGTTCAGATAGAGGTTTGGGCGACATTCTAATGACAACCGCTATTTTAGAAGGATTAAAGAAAAAATTTAATGCCGATATCACTTATGTGTGTAAACCGAGAGCAGTACCCTTATTAGAATGTAATCCAACTATTTCAAAAGTAATCACTAAATATGAAGATGCAGATGTAATGAATTATACGTACCACTTACCCCTCATACGACATACTGAAGATTATAAAATAGTTAGGAATCGTCAAAACAGATATGATTCTATGCAAGAACTTTTCATGATAAATCTAGCAGATAAAGACAAACATCCAAAATTTTATTTAACCGAGGCTGAATCAACGTGGAGTCGCGAACAGATATCAGAAGACAATAGTAACATCAAGATAGGCATAAACGTCGAAGCCACCTCGCCGTCAAGACGCTGGACATACGATTACCTATTAAAGTTAATAACTTTATTGAATAGAAGTAATAAATATACTTTTGAGATATATCTATTTGGGCAAGGTCAATTCATTAAGTTAGATGACAGAGTGCCTGCAGATATAAATAACTATGTTGGAAAAACAACGCTAAGGCAGATGATTGCACTCACTTCCAGGATGGATGTAGTATTAGCTGCGGATTCATTATATGGACATATTGCTGCAATATTTGATATACCATCAGTAATAATATATACGGTAATTCCAGCAGAATGGCGAAATAAATATTATAGAAGTATAGGTATTCAAGGTAAAACCAAATGCTGTCCGTGCATTGACTTTCAGTTTGTGAGCTGTAATAGATACGGTATACCGCCATGTACTAGAACCATTACACCGAATATAGTGTTAAGTAGTATATATTCATGTATTAAAAAATACAAGGTAAATAAAAAATGAAACCAAAACGTGCACTCATTCTTCATCCCAATAATGATTATAATGCAGGTGACTTACTTACATATTGGGGGGCAAAGTATCTACTTACTAAAGCTCTTAGGGGTTCTCAAAATCTAGATATTGTACAATTCGATATGATAAGGGCACACGATACTGAGCCCACTACGTATATTAAAGAGTATGCATGGGGAGATATAGATATAATAGTCTTGGCAGGTTCTCCTTGGATATGGAACACATGTGATAAAAGTAAAAAATATAAATTGTTAACAGATGCTCTTAAGAGATGGCCCAAAGCT